AATTTTTCCATTTGAACTTTCCATTCTGCGTAAGTTGGTATATCTAATTTTAAATTAAACATATTTTCTCCTTTCTTTGTTAAGAGGTTTAACCATGAACCTCTGCGTGTATATTAAGTTACAACCCTTGTTATATCTTCTACAAGAGGTTCTTTAACTACATCAGCTAAGAACACATTCTTATTTGAATATTTAAATACTCTTAAACCTTTACCTTTGTTTGCATCTGCATAACATTCAAACTTATGTATACAAAATTGACAACCAATTGGTATAGCTTTGTTTCCATTCTTCTCTGTCTTTAATTCATAACATTTTTCAGGAGGTGTATCACTAGCAAGTTTAGTATTTAAATCTTTTATTAAACTTCTTGTATCAGGTTTAGCTAAGTCTTCTGGTTTATAAAAACATATATCACCACTTGATTTATCAGCAACAAGAAAACCTCCCTTGTTAGTTCCATTAGCTGTTTCATATCCTGATAGCTGGGCATGGTATCCAAAGGGGTCATCATTTATTAACTCACCATTCTTAAATTTTTTAAAACTGTAAGGTGAAGCAGACTTAACATCACATATTTCTCCATCTACTTTAGCATCTATATGTCCTTTAACATCATCTACTTTAACTTTCATTTGTCTATCTTCTACTTTATGTCCAGCTAATTCTGTTAAGTATAATAATAAATGTTCAATGATATGTCCATATAAAAATTTTAAATTATTACTTGCATCATATTCTTTTGTTTCTTTAGGAGAATACTTATCATACCATAATTGTCTAGCTGGTTTACCCAAGATACTCATTCTTAATACACCATCATACTTTTCTTTTTTAGGTGGTGTGTTCCATGCAATCATAGCTTCTTTAATATTATTAAGAAACTGATTCATATTTTCTTCAGTTATCTTTGCAGGTGTACCATTAGTAATGTTAGCAATTAATTTTTTAATATCAGTTGCTACTGTATCAATGCGTTTCTGCCCAGTTGTTTCCGATTTTATATTGTCCATTTAATTCACATCTTAATTTTAATTTTCTACCAGCATCCTTTATTGATTGTACTGCTAGTCTTCCAAATTCATCTGCTCTTCCTTCTTCAACTTCATATTGAAATTCATCATGTACATTTACTACAGGATAAGCTTTGATTCGTTTATTAATAACATATTGGTCTAGTAAAGTCAACGCAACTTTCATAACACAACTACCAGCACCTTGTAATAAGCTATTCAGGGCTGCGTGAGGGTGTCTTATGATGATTTTTCTTCCATCAAGTCCTTTAAGCCATCTTCTGTTAGACTTAGCAACTCCATCCACTTTTTCTCGTAGACTTCTAAGACTTGGTGTTGCTCTGAGAAACTTTTCTTTAACTCGGTTGCCATCTGCTTCCGAACCTCCAATGATGTTTCCGATTTTTTTTGACCCTGCTCCATAGATGAAGGCATAGATAAAAGTCTTGCTTTCATCCCTTGACCGAAGACCAGCAGCCATTTGATTTGCTGTGTGTATATCTCCATTAATGATTTCATTTGTATATTCCTTATCGTTCATGTAGTGTGCTAACATTCTTAACTCAAGTCCTGAAGCATCAACACCTACTAATTTATTTTTTTTATCAACAACCCATAACTGTCTACATTCTTTTCCATATGGTGAGTACACAGCAGGAACCTGTGCCATGTTGGGTGCTTGATGAGACATTCTCCCTGTAATTGTACCATTGGTTATTACTTTGCCATGTACTCTACCATCTTCCTTAACAGCTTCAATCCAAGAACTGACTTGAGCAATTCTTTTTTGTAGCATAAGGTATTTATTTATTAACTTAGCTTCAGGTATATTTGTTATTGTTGATAAAACTTTTTCATCTACTATAACATGACCCTTATCTGTTTTCTTTTTAGGTTTCCAACCAAGTCTCATTAGTCTATCACCTATCTGTTGTCTTGAACCTAAGTTAAATTCTTTATACTTAACTTTAGTAAAAGGTACTCCCTTTACATATCCTCTTGCTTTGTTATTTGATTTAGGTACAAATACTTCTTCAATTTTTAATGGAGGAAATGTTGCCCTCACTTGATTCTGAAGTTCATTCATGTCTTCTTGAAACTTAGCTTGTAATCCATAAGCATTAACAACATCAATCTTAAAACCTCTTTCATGTTGTCTCTGTATTATTTGTGCAACCTTATGTTCAAGTTTAATTGAATCTCCAAAATCTTTTATTCTTGAGGAAAGAAATTTATATAACCTTTGTGTTAAATCAACATCATTCCTACAATACTTTAACATATCTTCACTAAAGAAATCAAATTGTTCAAACTCAATTTTCTTTTGACCAAGTTTAATTCCCCAATTTTTTAATGAATGACCACCATCTATCATAGGATTTAATAATCTAGATAGGATAAGTGTATCTGTTATCTTACAATTTTTAAATAAGTCATAACCAAAAAATCTATTTAGTACTGGTATATCAAAGCCAATTATATTATGACCTATTACTTCTTTAGTTTGTTTAATAAATTCTTCAAACCTATTTAAATTATTATCTTTAAATTGATAGAAGGTATCATTATGTTTACAAACTATACACCAAATTTTATCTGTGGTTAAAGTTGTTTCAATATCAAATACTACTTTATCAAAAGTCACTTGACTGTACCTCTACTAATCTACCAGTATCTTGATTGTACTGTAGATTACAACATGGTCCAGTTAATCCTGCAAATCTATTCTTTAATACCCTAACCTTTGTTGTGTTTCTTATTTCAGGGTCATCATTTTGTGCGTCTCTTTCTAATCCAATTACCATATCACTAAGCTGTCCTATACTAGCTGACCCTCTAAGTTGTGATAGTGATGTTGCTGCTCCCTCTTCATGTCCTTTGCCATCTGGTCTTCTCAAATGAGACACAACCATCATAGCAACACCAGTCTCTTGTACTAAAGTTCTTAACCTTGTCATGATTTCATCTAATGCTCTTCTCTCATCACCATGACTTTGGTCTGATACTATAATACTAACATGGTCTATAATAATATACTTACAATCTAAACCTTTAGCTAAGAATCTAACTCTTGAAATTATATTATCAATTGAGTTTGAACCAAAATGGTCAAACATATAAACTCTTCCAGTACCTACTGTCTTATCAAAGTAAGTTTTTAATTCTTCTTTAGCTACATGAACATCTGGTAAATGTAATCTTTGATTAGCTTCAATGCTCATTAAACCTTTAGAAGTTATGACTGGAGTTTCTTCTAACATTAACAAACCAATATTATCTTGAGTAGATTTAATCATGTGGTGTACTATCTCTCTCATCACTTGAGTTTTACCTAACCCACTACCAGCAGTAAATGTAACTAACTCGGATGGTCTTATACCATATGTTATTTTATTAATTCCTTCAAAAGGATATTGAACAAAAGATTGTATTGTTGGTTTAGCAATCTCATCAAATAAAATATTAGCATTTATAATTCCATCAGGTGCAAATACTTTTGCATCCCAAAATGTTTTAACATAAACTTGTATTTTATTTTTAGTTAAACAATCTGAAGCATCTTTAAATTCTTTTGGTAAATGCATTATCTTACACTTGCCTGGGCTAAAGAGTTCAGCTACCTTTAATGCTCCATCAATTCCTTGTTCATCATTATCAAAATTAATTACAACATTATCAAAATTATTTTCTAACCATTCTAAACTATTCTTTATATCTTTAACTGCAGAAGTAATTCCATTCTTAATACTAACTACTGGTGTCTCATACTTATCTGTCTTAAACATTTGATAAGCTGATAGACAATCTAATTCTCCCTCAGTTATAATTATAAATTTATTTCTATTAAATAAATATTCTCCAAATAAACCAGATTGTTTTGTGTTACCTTGTATAGTAAACTCTTTTAATTTAGTGAACCTAGTTTTAGTTGCTATCTTTGCACCTTGTTTATCATGATAAGGATAATAATGATTAGTTATATTACCCATGCTATCAATCTTAACACTAACACTATACTTTTTACAAGTATCTATTTTAATATTTCTATCTACAATTTCTGCAAAGTCCGATTGATTTGATATTGGTTTCGTTTCGTGTTCTCTATTTATAATAGTAGGTTCTTGTTCCATGTTGTATTCTTTTATATATTCTCTACAAGAAAAACAATACGCAGAGTTATCAGAATTAACTGATACTGCATCACTACTATTACATAATGGACATGGTAAATGATACTTTACAAATCCATTTTTATTTTCTTCATTCATTGGTTGCACCCTCATATAATTCCTTTAAAAAATTAGTACATCATTATACCATCCTAACATTAAACAGATAAGTATCATGACACTAAATAATATTATTAAATAATAAAATTCTTTCATACATAAAAAAGGACTGCCGACCAACTACAAGCCGACAGTCCTAGGAGTAGAAAAATGACAGTCATAACTTTTATGACTGCGTTACTATACTAAAATTCTTTAATGTTGTCAACACTTCCATTAGAAGTATTTCCAGATTCAACATTAAAGTCTTCTTGAGGAATGTATTCCACTAAGTCTAATACTTGGACAGCTTGTAAGTCTAACCCTATTCCTTTTTTACCTTTAAAGTTCCACTCATAAGGTTTATACATTACTTTAACTTTACTTCCATTACCGACTATTTTTTCTAATGGTTTCTTATCAGCATCCACTAATTGTGGTTGCGTATTTTTATCGCCACTAGCTTTACTTACTTTTCTTTTAAACCTAATTATATTAGGTATTGTTTTTTCATCAACAGTTGTTTCGGCTACTGTTATTCCTTGACCTTTTAAGTCCTCTGCAGATTGCGAATCAACTGCTAAATCAATTCTCCACATAGGTTCAAACCTTTCGTTTGGTCGTGTCAGAGAAGCCCAGTATGCTGTGCCTTCAATTATCGCCATATGTTTTTTCCTTTATTGTTATTGTTAAATTTAAATTTATCATTTCTCATAGACATCTTTTAACATATCAGCACCCCCCTTGTCAACACTTTCATCATCTTTTTTTTCCTCAGATTTGCTAGAGTTTTCAAGGATTTCTGTTATCTTTTCATCTATTACTCTTTTGATTTTTTGTTTCTTCTTTAATTTAGATTCTAGTTCAGCAATTTTTTTACCCATAATTTGAGTATCACCATTACAGTTCTCAACTTGAATAAGTAATTGTTTTATTCTAGCATCTTTTTCCGAAGCCAGTTTTACTACATCATTTTTTTCTTGTGTTAATAATGCAATAGAATTTTTATATTCTCTTAGTAATTCTTTTTCACTCATTAGAAAATTTTCGCACCCCATCTTTTATTTTCATTTTATTTATTCTTTTAATTGCATTACCTGATTTAGTTAATCTTATCCAATTAACTTCTGTATCTTCAGGTAAAGTTTTTAAAAAATTAAAAGCAGTCCACTTGTATATATCATTTATCTTACCCTTATGATTATTAATGGTATCAATATGCCATACATTCTTACCACTATCCCAATCAAATTTTCCTATCATCCCTGTCTTTTTAAATTTTTCTACTGCTTCATCATTTAAAAATGCCCAGTTAGTTATAGCATAAGCAACACCAGTAGTTTTATATCTAAATATATGATACTGATTTAAAGCAACACATGGAATTAAATATTCAGCTAATTCTTTTGTTGTCATATGTTTCCATATCTCTTGTTCTTTATATAATCTTATTGCATCTTTTATATCTTCATGCTTATTCATTTAATTTAAATATTCTATTTCAATTGGGTATGTCTTAACAGTTTCTCCTGATAATGAACTTAAATATTCTATTTCAATTGGGTATGTCTTAACAGTTTCTCCTGATAGTGTTTCACTTACTGAAGATATAGGAAATTGTGTAGGCATCTTACTTAAAATTAATATAAGAGTTAATAATATTAAGAACAACATTAAATTTCTAAGCATTGAATAATCCTTTTCTTAATTGAGAAGCATAAACATATTTATTAAACTCATCTCTATTACTCTCATTATCTAATTTATTTAAACATTGAGTACAAATCTTTTTATTTCTATCATCCTTATGTCTCTTCATAGTACCACCATTCTCATTACTATTACACTTATGACATATATCTTTAAAGTTTATACCACCATCCATCATTCCCATAATTATATTTTATAACACCCTTCTGTAAATAATTCTTTAATAGGAATTACAACACACTTACTTGCTCTGTAATCTCCTATCTGTTTTGTATGTGTCTTCTTATATTTGTTTACTATTTTTTTTAATCTTGATACTCTAAAGACTAACATACAATGCTCATTACCATCTAATTCTAGTACATGAAACCACCATTTAGATTCTGTTTTAAATATACCACTTGGTTTATCTCTGTACTCATACTCAATGGCAATGTTGCCAGTCTTTCGCCACCAACTTCTCTCTGTCTTAACTTCTATCTTTCCACCTTTAAGTAAGTTCTCTATTCTCTTTTCTCTTATCTGTCCATACTCTAAATCTAAATCAAACTTTGTATTCTTAGCCATTAATAATTTTTTGTTGTTGGGTCTTCATGAAAGCTACAAATATAATGCGTCAAGAATTTATTTAGATTTTTATTTCTAAACAATTTCTTTGCGTTAGCTTCTTTTAATTGATTGAATTTTTTAATTATAAATGATGGGTCTAAGTTTGCATAGTCACAAACTAATTTGTATTGGTCATCCTGAATGGAGAACCATGCGATTGCTTCTTTGATTATATTTTTTCTTGCATTACCCCATGCATGAATGTCAACATCAAGTCCATCCATGATTGCTCTGACTATAACACACCTATGTAATAAAACACATGGTGTTATAGCTGAACCCTCACCTTGACTATAGTTTATTCCTAATGGGATATCTTTATTCAATATCATATTTCATTTTATCAAACAACTTTTCTATGAGTTTCTTTTTCTTATTCTTTACAATCTTTAATTGATACTGTCTTTTCCTTAGAAGATATGCCATGGGATTTCTTGACTTTATCTTTGTATGTTTCTTCATTTATTTCTTCTACAGTATGTCTAGTAAGTTTTATATCTCTACTTACTATACTTGAATAAGGACTCCAGTTTAAATTCTCTCTTACTTGTTGCAATGTTGTGCCTGAGTTGTAATAATCTTCAACGCATACATCTACATTGACCCAAGATTTTTTTAAAAAGAATTTATTGCTCATAGATATGTCCTATAAAATGTTTATCGTATTGTGAATGCTGTCTTTAATTTTGACAGTATCTCTATTATACAATTAAACATTTGCCATGAGAACATTGAAATAAAATAAATATTATCTAATGATTTCAATGGTTTAGACATATATTGTTTGTTCCTTTCCCTTGTAAGTTGTACTGTTAATTAAGCTGGTTGTTCTCCACACTCTAGAAAAATTCTCCAGTCTTTTCTATTACCAAAATTACATTGGTCAAACTTTTCCATTGCTCCATCCAGATAATGTGCATTAATAAATAAATGTAAGTCATGTTTAGTATGATGAAACATATAAACAGAATTAAATTTATCTTTTGTTTTACTTCTTTTATACTTTACTATTTCTTTTTTCTTTTTCATTTTTTCTCCTTT